AAACACTAGCATAAGTCATTGGTTCAAACAGTTGTTTTGTTAAATTTGAACCAATCTCTGGGTGAAATGGTCGCTCGTAAAAATTGGTAAGAAGAAGATAGCGAACAGAACGAATGATTGCCTGCTCGTCTTTCTTTAGTGACACTTGACCTGTATTCGGGTGTGCCGTAAAGTCTAAATCTAAATCTACCCATTTCTTTACTACTGGCAACGTACAATCCTCCCTCTATGTATTTAGGCGTTCCTATCTACGCGCAGTTTCAGATTGACATAATCTCTAATCATTTCATCCACATTAGCAGCCGTCGCAGAGGAGTCCGAGAGTGTAATTTCTCCGGCAGCTTGAATTGCCATGTTTCCGCCAGAAAGAACTCCCACGTTTGTAGCAGACGTTACCAACACATCTCGACCAGAAGTAACACTCACATCATTACCAGCAGTAGCCACAACATCAGTTCCGGCGGTGACTGTGGCAGTCTTATCCGTCTTGACATTCACATCGCTCTCACAATAAAAATCGGCTTGACCAACAACATGAATAGCACAAATCCCATCAACCTTGACACCTTTATCTCCAATGGTTACAGAAAAATCGTCTTTGACGACTTTGGTAACTCGACTACCATCAGGATGAATTTCATAGAAAGTTCCGGTTCGATGAGACTCCTTGATTCTCTCTGCTCCCGGTGTATCATCAATCTCTCGAATGTGTCCACTATCGGATTCTTCGACAGCATTGTATGGATACTTTGCGGCAAATGGAGAAGCTGGCTCTTGGATTTCAGAACCATCTGCTTTTTTGATCTTGGTGTCTGCTTGTGAGAGAATCTGTGCCTCCGCAATCGTTCCAGCAACAACGCCACGAGCAAGGCGAGATGTATTCATTTCATTCTGAAAATGCTGCCCATAATCACTTATGTTTTCCGAGGTAATCTTTCCACCATCGTTTTTTAGTTTAGTTTTTTGCGGCTGATTTTCAATTGGGCTACCAGCACCAAGCCTATCATCCCTAAAACCAACTTCACCAAATCTCGGAACTTGTTCTGCCACATTGATGTTATCTAAAGGATCTTCATTTTCATCGAAACCAATCGAATGACCATAACCAATGTTGATTGTACCAACCATAACCAAATCTTGACCAACAGCACCATCTCGATAAAATCCAAAGACTCGCGTTCCCGGCTTGAGTGCGACAATCTTTCCATGTGGATTATTCAAAGGCATCATTGGATATGCCCAAGGAAGATCAACGGTTTCGATGTCTGTCTTGAAAGGAGAGTTATATGCGATTACGCGAACGCGACAACGACCGGCACCAGTAGGATCGAGATTGTCTTCTACGACACCCTCCCACCAATAAAAATTTCCTAATTGTCCTACGCCTACTGGTTGCATTATACTTTTCTCACTGGAAGTGGTTTTTGATAAGAGTCCTTAACAAGAAGCATGACTGTCGTATAGCCTTTAACCGTTTCAGAAGATATTAGGTGCTTTACTTTGGCAACCAAATATCTACCCGATAAAGTCGCATCAAGTTCTCCAGCCTGCGCTTTTGTCGAAGGTATTTCTACTTCTACGATTGACCCAACTCTTGCCTGACTATCTCCTGTAACAGAAATCTCAATTTTGATCGCGTTCATTTGTAGCATTTGGGATCTTCTCACCAAAGAAACGTCGCCACGATCATCATTATAGTTTGTGTCTGTGTCAAATGACCTAAAGTTTTGTGGTATGAAATGAACAAAACCAGTTTTTCTAAAATTCGGATTGTTAGTCAGCGCAGTTTTTTTCTGACCACCAAACCGCTCAACATAATTCACGTTCCTATATAAATCATAAGATTCCAAATAGTCAAATGAACTATGAGTTACCGTCCTCTTCATCAAATCATTTGTTACCATCGTAGATGCGTACATACCTTGACGAATACCATCCAACATATTTGGAAGAGATACGACTCTAAAAGATTTCATCGCAGCCATCTTCTTCAAGCGATTTCTTTTACTTCTATTTCCGTCGTCCTTCTCAAAAGTATAAATCATAGTCGATTCAACGTCAACTGGATTCACCAAGCTCTCTAAAGAAGAACACACAAAGGTTCCATTCAACCCCTCATAGAAAACATAATTTGCTCCGTTTCTTTTAGTCGAACGAGAAACTTGAATTGCTTTGTTGATTGCATCTATTGGGCTTTGGTTGTTGACAATCATACTTCCAAGATTCTTTGTGTCTTCAACATAGAGTTTTTTATCTGAAATATCTTTCAGCGGAACATACAAATCCTTTATCATGTCAGAGTATAAAACATCTCGATAGGATCGACTGATTTTCAACTGATCGGAAACAATCTTTTCAGGCGAACAGAACTTGACAGAAAGACCAGCACTCGTCGAATCTAAAGAACGAAAGTATCCTACAGAATAAACTCTACCTTGAAACTCGATTGATTTTTTTCCGGGTGTATTGAATTTCAAATCAACAGCTTCGTCACCAACTAATTTTAGGAAGTTGAATACGTCAACTTGGTCGTTCAGAACCACTTCTCCAGAAATGAATTGTGGATCATTCTTATTCAAACCCATACTTTCATTGAGAACGATACCATTCCAAGGATTTTCAAATACCTCAGTTAGATGCTTACCTTCGGCAGAAACAATATCACATTTTGTAACGCTGACATCATTGAGTCCTCGGTTTTCATTTGATTGAGGCATATCAAAACCTACCTTTTATATGTTACGAGGTCTTCAAAATTCTCTACAAATTCTGTAAGAAGATTTCTTCGTAACAATATGATCTGACCGCGTTTTTCATTTTCTGATATTTCATACGCCAAGTTAGTTATTGCTGTGCGAGCAGATGTTTCAGTAACAGTTGTTTCTGAACCATTTTTCAGATAAGTGTATGAAAAATTAGAATCAACGATCAACCCTTTTGGAAGAATAATATCGCCTTTAGAGTATTCTGTTGTATCTGTATCAGAGACAATCTCTACAGTTTCATAATGATGAGTCTCCGTCGTGGCAGATTCTACATCTCCATACTTATCTACAATAAACTTCTCGAAAGCAAATGCGTTTAGAGGCCAGCTCCATTGTGGGTCACGAATCTCATTCATCAAAAGAACAACCCAATGATAATCGGTAGAGCCATAATAATTATATGCGACGTGTTCAGGCAACTGCCCCTCTAAAACATTGTAATTGTAATATACTGACGCATCTGTACGCGACTCCAACGTCGAACGAACTCTTTTGAAAATGTCCGTAACAATTCTGGTCTTCCCAGAATTATCAAAAGTGTCATATGGAAGTGTTGGAAAATATGAAAAATATTTTGCCATAATTAGTAACCACTCACAATCTTGTCTCGGGTAAGAAGTTCAGATTCCATAAAGGTCAATGTCATATCCGTCTGTATCGGATGACCATCGCGATATGTTCCCGGTGTCCCAGACCCAGTGTAATTTACCGTGATATTTGTTAGCGCGCAAGGCAATATCTTGTGTATCTTACTCTCGTTCCAATACTCGATCTTAAATAAACTGGGGTATCTATAATATCGTGATTTATCTCCAAGACCCTCTTCGATAAGATGCGGAGCAGAATATATTTTAAAAGTTTTGACGATTTCGTGTATATTGTATGCTTCTTGAGCATTTCTTGGAATCATTTTGAAGTCGAATGAAAAAGTTCTCTGAGATGGCTTGCTATAAAACATTTCAAAATGAGGATTTCTGGCAAGGTTTCCGCCAGCAGGAGCATCTACACCGGGAATTATTTTACCCTGTTTGAGCAGATACTTATCAAGATCAGGTATTCCAAGTTTATTTCCTGCCATTCTACCAAGCATTTCTGGCGCAACATTCATCGCTTCATCTGCCAGTTTGCTTATCTTTTCCATAGTTCCACCTTCACCCGTAAGCGTTTCAATGGCACCTTCAAGAACCTTTGCCATTCCCATATCAGAACCAGACCACTCATTCTGAAATGATTCTTGAATGCCAACAGGAACATACATAATGATGTCTCCGAGTATGCTAGTCGTTCCACCCTCAACATCTCCAAACTCTTCAGATTGTTTCAATAAATCTTTTAGACCATCCTTTGTGAGAGGAACTTTTTTCTCTATTGCTGCTCTCAATTCTCCATCTGCGGCAGTAAGTCGTCCTAATCTTGCGGCAGCAGTCTCGGGAAGAACACCTTCAATTCCTGCTGAAACGGCATCCAAGGCACCAAAAGCCAGATCAGCAGCACCCTCCAAGACAGTTCCAGCCACCTCAACGGCACCACCAACAACATCCCCAGCAAAACTAACAGCCTCTCCAACTCCAGTGTCTAATGCTCCACCCAAACCACTTCCGTCAATAACACCAGTAGCAACATCTCCAATCAGCCCACCCGCAAATCCGCCTAAAGCACCACCAATGGCATCTCCAGCAGCAGCACCAATGGCAGCACCTAAAAACTCTCCACTTGCCGATTCATCTGGAGGGGTTTCTGTTGCGTCGGATTCTTTTGGCTCGTTATCAAACGCTATTTTTAGAGGAGTTTCTTCAACAATAGAAAATCTTACGAAATGTCTTTCGCCAATTCCTTCTATATTAGCGGGATATGCCAAGGATCGGTATGTTCCGTGCTTGGGTCTAACTACATCAGAAAGCGGACCCCTTATGCCGCCAAGAAAATCATCGACCAAGGCGTCGCCGACATCATTTCCAAGCTCGCTAAATTTGAAAGTAGCCATTCCAATGCTCCTAGATTCTAAATATAAATATACAATAACTATATTTATTTAGGGAAGTTATGCCATATAAGGGTCGATGGAAACCAAAGAATCTTGAAAAATATGAAGGAAATCCTATGAACATAACATATCGTTCGTTGTGGGAGAGACAAGCCTTCAAATGGTGCGACGAAAATCCAGATGTTTCCAAGTGGAGCAGCGAAGAGTTGAAGATTCCATACGTTTCCAAAACGGATGGCAAGAGACACAACTACTTTCCTGATCTAAAAATAACATATTCAAACGGTCAAACGGTGATCGTAGAAATAAAACCAAAGCGTCAAACCAAACCACCACCAACACCCAAAAGAAAGACCCGAAGGTATATCAAAGAAGTCTATGCGTATGGTCTAAACACATCTAAGTGGGAATATGCGATCGAATACGCAAAAGATCGTGGTTGGAACTTTGAGATATGGACAGAAGAAACTCTAAAGTCAATGGGGATTAGAATAATCAAATGAAGAAGAAATTCACCTTCAAATCGTTTCTCGAAAAACAAATAAAAGCTGCCAAAGTATCAGAAAAAATTGAAGAGGCAAGAGACTGGTATAGAGAAACCTCATTTAGAATGAATCAATTGAAGGGAGCAAGCTCTCAAAGATTTTTCAGGATTGGTCGCGAAAATCAGAGAATGAAACCAACGATTCGTGGAAGAATCATGTTGGGTCGTCTGTTCATGTTTGAGTATCAGGCAAAGCACGCAGACACGCTGCCATACTACGACGAGTTTCCTCTTGTGTTTCCCATAGAGGCACATGCTGATGGATTTCTTGGTATCAATCTACACTATCTTCCATATACATGGAGAGCTGTTTTGATGGATGCTTTGTATGATCTAAAAGAAGAACCAAAGAATGACTCATTACCACCAAGGTTAGAACTTCAGGCAAATGGATACAATATTTTGAAGAAAACTGCTAAATATAGATACTTCCGCCCGTGTATAAAGAAGTATTTATTTGAGCAAGTTACGTCAAGATACATGGAAGTGCCTGAAGAAGAGTGGGAGATTGCCATATTTCTTCCGCTTGAGAGATTTGTAGGAGAGAACAAAAGAAAGGTTTGGATGAAATCCAAACGAGAATACTACAGAGGAAGAAAGTAAATGAACATCAATCAGTTCAAATCAAAAATAGGCGGCACGCTCGCATCACCAGCACTTTTTCGCGTGATGATTCCGGGTGTAATAGTAGATTCTTCAAGCGCAAAAACTCTGGCTCTTCTATGTAATCAAGCACAAATGCCGGGAAGATACTTTCAGACAGCAGATCGAACCACGCATGGTCCACCCATCAAAATAGCATCTGCTTCCATCTACGATGAAATGGTTATGAGCTTCTATTGTAAAGAAGACTTGGGTGTCTATGAACTGTTTAGTGACTGGCAATCGTTTATTCAAGATAACAATACAAACAATGAGTTTGCGTACTTTGATGAATACGTTTCTGACATCACAATCGAACAGATGGATGCCCGAGGTGATGTATCGTATTCTGTAACACTCATTGACGCATATCCTAGAATGGTGTCACCAATGCAGTTGGATTGGGCATCACAAAACGCATTCCATAACATGCAGGTTTCATTCGTATATCGCTATTGGAAAAAGAACGATCTGGGTTATGGTCCGTTCAGCAAGTTCCTGAGAGTCAGCAGTCTGTTCCCCGGATTTGACATTCCTGACGCTCTTGAAAAAACTGGAGCAGCAATCTTCGATACCCTTGGTGGTAACGGAGAATTTATGAGTCGCATTGAGCAAAACATAAGGTTCTCAAGAAACCGAACTTCTACACAATCATTGTCCGAGCAACAACAAGCAGACAATACAAACATAAATGATTTGAATCAGCAATAACTAAGGAGAATATATAATGGCTTTACCTAAACTTGATGTGCCGATGTATAAAATGAAATTGCCTTCTACGGGGAAGGATATTACATACAGACCTTTCCTCGTCAAAGAGGAAAAGATTCTTCTGATGGCAATGGAAGGAGAAGATCAAAGTGAAATTATGACCGCAATGAAGCAAGTGATAAACAACTGTATTATCACAGAAGGAATTGAGGTTGATAATCTACCGCTATTTGATATTGAATACATTCTATTGAACTTGAGATCAAAGTCAATGGGGGACGTTGTAAGGGTGACGTATGCCAAAAAGGATTGCGATCAAA